ATAAAGCATACACGGGTGCTGGTGGGATAATTTTGTAATATGGGAGACGATCTTTGATAAGTTGGACTGGTGTTACCTTCCAATTTACAAGATCCGCAGAATCAATCTTTTCAATTGTGAAGGATGCGTCCTTGATAAAGATTTTATCCTTTAGTGATAACTCAGCATAATCCACTGGTTTTAGAAATACCCCACACGATAATCTACGGGTCTCAGGTGAATAGATATTTTCAATATAATCTCTCCACCATAAATTATACAAAGTATATTGGGTAAATTGTGTAGGTTGAGTATTACTATTACCAAAGAAATCAAATGTCCCCTGAAAGTTCAGATCTGAAATAAGATCGGGGAGTTGAATATCTAAATTCGTCAGGTGACTAACACAGGGGTATGTACTTTGTTGGACAGGGGTTGCCCCTGATGTAAGATACCAAAAACCTGGTTGTGTTTTTAGATTGTCTTTATAAGCATATCTATTTCCATTCCAAAAGAATAAATGTGGTGGAGTTTGATATGGTACCTCTAATCCATTATTGAGATAGTATAATTTGGGGATAATAAAGTTAGGTGCGTTGGTTAGTCCTGATGTTGGAACACTGGCGAAACCCGTTGTATATTCTTGCTCACCATTGAAGACATTATCATTGGTGATAAATTTATATCTACCAAAAACAAAATTATTTGCTTGGTAGAAATCTAAGTTTAGAATATCTTCTTGTGGTTTTTCATTTGTCCATACCACTTGTTTAGCCAGATCAAATGATAAGGGTTCTACTCTTAAATCTGTGTTTAGATCAACCTTACTTGTCCAATCTCTCTGTACTCTATCCGCATCATTATAGAACCAATTATATGGTTCAAATCTAATTTGTTTTTCTACCTCATCTTGAATCACCACCAAATTGAAATGGGTGATTAGAGATTTAAGAAAATCAAATGAATTGAAATTTTGTATTCCCAATCTAACATCCACAAGGTTCTGTCCTGATAATTCTGGTGAGGTGTATAGTTCCCATCTTGGGTTTGCTTCGACAACTCCACCAAAATTGTAACCTGTAAGTTTTACTTGAGTTCCAAAATTTGATGAAGGATCAAGTAGGATAAATATCTTTACAAATTCACCAGTTTGACAAGAAGCGCTGAAATAAAAGTCAGCCTCCTTTTGACCTCCTAATCCATCACAAAGGAGTTGTGGTGATGTGAAGAACGAACCTGTATTGATATTAGCAAGTGATGTATTTTTATTTGCTATAATGTAAAAAATACTATTACCCAAAATAAAATTAGGGTTTGAATAATTGAACCTTAGATTGAAAAAATAATCACCAGCATAGGGTGCTTGAAAATATCCCTCAAGAGCAGGAGCAATTTGTGTTGTTGTACCCAACTGAAAATTACCTAATGGATCATAACCATCAGGTAGTAATGTTCTCCAATTCAATGCGTGGAACTGAAGGGTGTTATTCTGTTGGAATACAGGGCTTGGTTGGTTTGTGTTATTTGTATAAACCCTGAATATATTTTGATTCGTTACAGCACTTGCTGATTCAATACCCAATTTTCCATTTTGGAATGTGTCCATATAAATGGATTGGAAATATTCAGTATCAAAAAAATCTGAAACATAATTGTAATCGGTTCTTTCAAAGATTTTGTCTATAACTTTTTTTAGACGGATAGATGGTTTCATCACACTTGGATTGACCGAGAATCCACTTTGTGAAAAAGATCTTGACTGGTCAAAAGAATAATCAAATGTAGGGGTTGTAGATGACCCCTGATATTGTAATCCATAATGAACCAAAGGATAAAGTATATCACCATTGAGTAATCCATTTGTTGAATCAGCGGTTGCTTCCCAAGATGTAGTTACGGATGAATAATTTAGTTCGTGTTGTAGATCAGTCCAATCAAGTTGTTGTAGGGTATAATTTCTAATCTCTGAAGCAAAATCAGATACATCACCCAAAATATAAATCTCAAAGATCCTTTCATATTTTTTGGTAATTACAGATTGTAATCTCAGTACCCCTCTAAAGATATCTGTTCCCCTATATTGTACCACACAAGGGACTTGATTCAAAGGATTGAAATCAATACCATTTACCTCAAAGTAATTCTCAAAAACCCTTGAGTTATTACTTGTATCTGGTAGGGGGATTACCTTTGAATATGGAACTCTTCTTGATGTGAGATCTGTTAGGTCACTTTGTTGTATAACAAGGGTAATTGGAATATCCTCAAATATATCCAATCTTTCGTATCCCTCGCCAGTTGTATTGACCAACAATTGTGTATCCATCTTACTTACCTAAAAGTTCAATATTATTGCTATAAACAAAGGTAAGTTCCAAATCAAATATTGTCTTATTACCTTGTATCTTTTTCTCAAATTCTGTTGATATAATATTCACTGGTCTCAATCCACCATTAGGTTGGATTTCATACACCTGTGATGAGGTATAGAGTTCTTCCAAAAACTCAAAATCAGGTTGGTTGATAAATCCTGTATGAACAACAACAGTTTCAGCCATAACCACCTGACTATCTGTCAAACCTCTTGAGTACTGTGTTTTGTTTGGATCAGCACTACCCCAATCTATATTCCATTGGTTGTAGGTCTGTCTGTCTATACCAATACCCTGATATCTACCAGCCATAAATGTGTAATAGTCGTAATGACCATATCTATTTTGCCACATAAGTTGTAGATGTTGGTTCGATGACCTTGATGGGATACAACCCAAATTGAATGTGAATATTTCACTAACTGCTGTATAATTTACGCAGTTTCCTGATGTTGCTCCCGTAGGTACTGGTTGTGGTATAACTCCCATATTAACAAGTTCCGTTATCTGTTATTTCTCCATCTGCTTGGACTTGGAACCAATATTTTGTTCCAACTCCACCAACAGTTAGTGCGATATACTGACCACCACCATTAGTTGGTGATGATGGATAGGTATCATACAAGTAATCTCCTGTTGTAAGTGATGCGAGTGGTTTATTTGATTGGTATGACCTGGCTGTCAAGTAATTACTACAAGCCGATGATGAATCAGGTTGATCAACTAATGTTCTACCAAGATATGTAAATACCGATTGTGATGGGGTCGGTGTTGGGGTTCCTGTTCTTGTAGGTGTTGGTGTCGGAGATGCTGGTGGAGCACAAGGTCCCATATCTTGGATATCAATCTCAGGACTAACCAACGGAGCACTACAAGCACAAATCTGATAATAAACACCACAATTCAGTGATATTGTTTGATTGGTTCCTGTAGCACAATTCACAAATGAAACACTTGGACGACTTTCACAATCACCAGTAAAAATCAGTTCATAAGTTGTACAACCACTACAATAAGGTGTAGATGATGGTGTAGGTGTGGGTGTTGGTGTAACCGAGCCAGGACTTGATGTAGGTGTTGGAGTTGGACTTACTGGTATTGGTGTTGTAGTACCTGTAAATTTACCAAATAACTGAACGGTATATTGTACAGTTCCATTTGGAATATATGGTAAGTTCAAAGGACCAGCACCTACATATAAGGTGTTGTAATCCGCCTCTGTGATTGGGTCAATAAGATATAATTGTTGATATACATTATTACAATTTGTTCTTGGACCTCCACCATTACTGACGATATTATCGTAGGTATATGTATCAAGCAATACACCCGCATCATTATAAAAATTATATCTTACATAATAGGGTTCCGATAATGAATTACCAGTTGTAGATGGGTTCAAATAATAATTGGTAAATCCAAGTGTGTAATATTCATCATCTTGAATATCTCTTATTCTTGGTGAGTTGGTCAAAAACAATCCTGATGTTGTTGGATTAGTTCCCACTGGTGATCCTGATAACACAAACGGGTCATAATTAAATGATTGTTGTGTTGCTCTTGGATTTGTTCCCATCGTTGATCTAAATGTCTTGAATGGAGAACTCTGAAACTCAGGATCACCAATACCATTTCCATTACCGGTAAATCCCGTTACAGTACCAAGTGCTGTACTGGCATACTCATATCCACATTTGATATAATATGTTACAGTTTCGTCTTGATATGGTCTTGAGAACGGAAATGTCTGATGAGTATAAATTGGGGTTGTATCGTAGAGAGCAATTGGATTATTTGCCACATAACTCTCCAATACTTGTTGAAGGTCTAAAACACCCAATCCAAAAGGGTTAGGGGTTGATTTACCCCCAAAAACATAAGTGTCGTCGATGTATAATTCATATACATAACGGAATTTGAAGGTGTTGGTGGTATCAGCACTGACGACAAAGAATAGATCGTCAGATAATACAGGCTGAAATTGACTTGGGTTTTTTGTGATTATAATACTCATACGGGTCGGTTTGAATCTGTTCTAAAAATTATTCTTTCATTCTTCAAAATATCAAGTATGAAATTCTTGGCTATTTCACCAGCATCTGGTAAAATTCTTGGTAATAATGGTTCAATAAATTGGGTAAATGTTCTTCCTTGTATAATACCATAATAACCATACTCTTTGATTGATCTGGCTACTAAAAATGCTCTTGAGTCATTGGTAATGAACCTACCCAATCTATCTCTAAATCTTGGAAGGGGTTTTGATTGTGTCCATCCCTTAATAATATCAAGTGGTGGATATCTAACTGATGGTCGTCTTCCATAAAATACAAACTCCCAATAGTCAGCAGCACCGAAATCAACTACCAAATTTGATTCACCATCTTCTAAATCACCTTCCCAATATACATTTACAGAATTGTATAACCCCCCTGTGTTTATTCTTGAGGTTGGTAATGGTCTTTGATAAAAAGGATTTACTGGTTTTGGTTGTCCATTATAGGTTAGAGCAGGTCTTGGAAGAGCAATCTGTTCTTGGATTGCTTGCTTCAAAAGTTGTGCTATTCTATCCTTTAGTTGGTCTTCCATCTTATATTATTTGACAATCACCGATTTCTACAATGGAACCACCGCCATCCCAACTTACAGTTTGTTGTAAAGCACAAAAAGTTGTTGTACCCGGACTAGCAACAAATAATGTTTGAGCTACCCCACTACAATCTGTAAAGAAAAAGTTTGAACCACTTCCACCAGCAATTCCTTGAAATTCAGCACAATGATTGACAATCGTTGGACATCCAACGCAACCGATTAGTGTTATATTATGAACGGTAAATCCACTCACTACCTCACCAGGTAATAGTACAGGTGCTAAATCAAACTGATGTTGATGTTGTGCTATTGTGATTGATTCGCTACCTGTATAAACAGTCCCCAAATCACCATAAGCAGTCCCTGATACAGAATAATCACATTGAGCAGTTGCTGGTGATGTAAAATCAGGTTGATTCCAAAGTATCAATTTGAACTTTGTATTTTCCTCTAACATCACTTCCAAGTATTGGACTATGGCATTACAAGTCGGTGTGGGGGTGGGTGTCAAAGTATTTGTTACTGTTGGAGTGGGTGTTGGTGTGACTGAAGTAGGACTTGGAGTTGGTGTTGGATAATAATCACAAGCATTTATA